CAATTTATCGTGTCTTTTCGGTAAGCATGGGTTATTTTTTTGTTTTTTGCCTATTGGACAGAATCCCGCTTGCTAACGCGCGCGGCTCTGATTCGTCAATATATACTTTTTAACAGAGCCGAAAGCGTTATCAAGCGGTTTGTGATTAATGCCACAAGTATATATGTCAAGGCATGTGTTAATTGGCAAATGAAAAGAGCAAAGTAAAAAAATAAAAAATTGACATAAAGTAAAAAAAATTAAAAAGTTATGAAAAAAAAATTAAAAAATTACAATCCGAGTTTTTTTGGACAAAATATATCAATTTTATACTTTTTTGGCAAATGAAATGAGTAAAGCTATTTGTGATTTTTAATTAAATTAATATATTACTCTGGGGCGTTGTAACACTTATAAATTATATAAGTGTTACTTTTTTATTTGTTAATTATATTTAATAATTTGGGTATCATATAAGCAATTATATAGTTTTATAAGTGTTCAATTTTTGCAAATGAAATGAGAAAAGTTTTTTATGATTTTTAATTAAATTAATATATTATGAAAATAGAAATAAAACTTATATATTTTTTATATAATAATTTCAGTATGATATTTATTTAACAAAATACATATTTTTATGTGTAGTTAGTATTAGTTCTAAAGGTTTTTACATTTTTTTCAAACCCGTTTCTGTTTTTTTTTATAGATAACTAATAAAAATTAGTTATTGTTAGCTAAAATCATTTCCCATAAATATAACCAATATTCATAATAACAGACTATTTTTAAAAAACCTGGTCAATTATTATTTCTTTATCGTCATTTACTGGTTTTGGGATTTTTTCATTTTCAAGATATTTATAAACATCTATAATCATCTTTGCTTTTTCGCAATTTTTTGGTTGATTTTTTTGATTCGAAATTGTCATTTCAATAACTTCAATAGCTTGTCTTAATCTGTTATAATTTAGATAATGGCTTTCGTGTTCTTCTTTATATATATCCCCTTCTTTAAACATACCCCCTTCGCCAAATATTAACCAGTTTGGATTGATTTGAAAAAAAATACAGATGTTTTTTATAAATAAATAATTTGGGTAAGTCGCCCCTCTCTCATAGCTAGCGTATGAGTTTAAACTAATCCCCAGTTTTTTAGCAAAATCCTGTTGTGTAATTTTCCCTCTAATTTTTTTTAAACGTTCTCCGAAATCCATGTTTTTATCCTTAATTCATATGTTCTATTAACCAAAAAAATAGGTATTACATATTTTTTTTTGTTGACATTACCCAGAAATATAGTTAAATGCTTTAATGTTTAAGCATATTAAATAAATTAATAGATAAAATCAATGTCAAAAAAAAAATAAAAATTGCCTTATAAATAAGGAGGGGATTTAGAAATGATGATTTTTAAAAAAACGTTTCAAGTTTTTTCGGCTTGCAATAAAATTCTTTCGCCAGAGTCTATGGGGAAGATTTGGCATGTGGGCGCAAGAAATGTTTACAGGTGGGGGGCAGATCCAGATTACACAGAAGGTTTGTGTAGAAATCCTTTAGACAGACTAATAACGACCTTAGAAAGAGCGCAAGAGATAGGTCGTGAGGATGTAGTTGAGGGAGTCCTGTCATATATCGCCAATTTATTAGGTTATGATGTATCCCCAAAATCTGAATCAGTTAAATCGGATAAACAATCATCTACACTTGAATTAATGGATGTTAATAGTGCTCTTGGGAAAATTGCAAGTCAATTACAAGAATTTTTGGAAGATGAACATCTTGATAGCAAAGAAAAAGAGTCTCTTGTTTCGTCAGCGGCGGTTTTGGTTAGACAAGCAATGGAATTAAAGGATGCTCTTGCTTCTGGTAAAAAATAATAGAACATTAATTTTAATAAGGTGAGACATGACACATAAAAAAAGAAGAAACAAAGCACAAATTAAATACTTGCTTGAGCTGAAAGGTATGACGTTAAGTGATATTGCCAAAAATGCTGGCGTGTCTTTATCATATATAAATCAAGTAATCTCTGGTAGCAGGCCATGCAGTAAAAAAGTAATGGCTGTTTTTGTTGGATTCGGAATATCTCAAAGACTCTTAAGGGGTGGCGATGGAGCTAATTATTAAGCAGATTGGGAAATTTCAAAATTTACCAAGATCAACAGTATATAAAAAATCTATAAATCAAAAATGGAAATATAGAGAAGTGCAGGATGGGTGTGGGAAAAAGACTAAGTATTATGAGTTTTTGAGTTTGCCGGAGAAGGAGCAGGTGTTGGTTGTGCGGGGGTGTGATTATGAGGTTTTTAAAGGGATTCAGGGGTTTCACAAAAGTTTGTCAGAGGGAGTTAAACAGGCTTTGTTGTATAGGGCTTTACATTTTAGTTCGGTGGAGTTTATTAAGAATGATTTGCCGGAGTTTGAAAAAAATGCGGGTTTAAATCAAAACTTGGTATCGGATGATAGGTTGGAGCAGGAGCAGATGCACAAGGCTTTAATTAAGGCGGATTTAATTAAATTATATGACCAGGCTGTGGGTAGATGTAAATATGGCGGGAAATTACAAGCGAAAAAGAATTTTATAAAGGCTTATAATTCTGGGTTGGCTTATAAAGATATTTATAGTGTTATTGGTGAGTGTTCTTGGAAGACTGTTGATAAATGGAGGGCTATTTTAAGGGATAAGGGGGTTTTTGCTCTGGCTGATAATAGAGGGTATGCAAATCGTGGGAGTAGGCAGTTAAGTCAGGCGCAGGAAGAGATTGTTGTTACTTTGATTAAATGGCCAAACAAGTTGAATATTGCGGAGATAATCAGGGCGGCAAGGGCGGTTATGAATGAAAGAGGGATTGAATGTAAAATGGCGGATGATACAATAAGGCGTTGGATTAATGATTGGAAAAATGAACATTATGACGAATGGGTCTATCACAGAGAAGGTGGTAGTCAGGGGTTGAATTTAAAGTGCTTGCCTTATTTAATGCGTGATTGGAGTATGGTCGAGGTTGGGGACGTGTTGGTTGCGGATGGCCATGTTTTGAATTTTGATATTATTAATCCTGCTACTGGTAAACCTAAAAGGATGGTCTGGCTTGTTTGGTATGATATGCGGTCAAACTATCCCGTTGGCTGGGAAATTATGCCTACTGAAAACACGCAGTGTATAGCATCGGCATTAAGGCGGGGATTATTAAGGGTTAAAAAACAGCCTAAAGTTTTATATTTGGATAATGGAAGGGCTTTTAGGGCTAAATTCTTTCAGGGGTGTGATGATTTTAGGCAGTCTGGTCTAACTGGCTTATTTGAAAGAATAGGCGGACAGAAAAAATGCGAGGTTATTTTAGCATGGCCATATCACGGGCAGAGTAAACCTGTGGAGAGATTTTATAAAACTTTTGGGGAGTTAGAGAGGTTGTCACCTACATATGTTGGTAATAATATTAATAATAAACCTCCTCGAATGATGCGGGGCGAAAAAGTACATAAACGGCTTTGGGATAAAATTATTCAGGGGTATATACCTACCATTGAAGATGCGCATATTGCAATTGCTAAGTGGGTTGACGATTATGCGGACAGGGCGCAAAGAAATACACATCTTAAAGGGTTGTCTCCGTTCGAGGTTTTTTCGGCTGGTTGTGGCAGGGGTATTGATGTCGAGGCTTTAAATTTTCTGATGTTATCGGAAAAAGATGTTTTGATTACTCGGAATGGGGTTAAACTTAGAATTGATGGCGAGGATGTGTATTTTTTTAATTCTGCAATGTTCGGGAAAAAGAAAAGGGTGGTTGTAAAATATGATCCTGTTGCGCTCTCGCTATGCGAGACAGACAGTGTTTATGTTTATATGGATGGGCTTTTTTTATGTGAGGCAAAGCGGCTGTCAAAAACGCATCCGGTCGCTAGGGTTATGGGGGGTAAAAACGATGTGGTTGAGCTTGCAGAGCAAATAAAAACAAAGAAAAGTCTTGAAAAGCAAACTGTTAAAAGTGCCAAAGAGTTTGCTGAGTCTGAAATTATTGAAGATATTAAACGAATTAGCGGGTTTCCTGTAAAGCCTTTTAAACATGATGAAATTATTAATAAAAAGGGTTTTACGCATGGAAATAAAAAAACAAATGAGCCTTTATTGGATGAGGGGGAGCTGGAAGAGGAGGTTAATAAAATCTTGGCATATGAAGAGGGATTTGAAGCAAGGCGAAATATAGATAATAAGGCCATTGAAGAGGAATATAAGCAAAGGCTAAAATTTATAGAAGATTATGAAAATGAGAGGTTGGCAAAGTGGACAGACACAGACGGTTATGGACTGGCACAAGGAGAAAAGAGAACGGATATTGAAGATCATGATTCTAAAGTTATTATTGATGGGAAAATTAGCAGAGATGTTGATATAAAGAGGCCTTTATTTTTAAAAAAAACAGAAAGATATAACTGGTTGATAAATCATATTTATAATGGCGGCAAGATAACTTCCGAGGAAGCTGAATTTATTAAAAATCGTGAGGCTTCAACGGGGGTGTCTGTAAATTTTATGAAAGATGAATCCCACTGCAATATGCATGATTTTAAAATTGCAGTAGGATTCTAAAATCGAAAGGATTTTGAATGATGATTAATAAAATTAGATACGAGTTTATTCCTACAACAAATTATCAGAATATGCAAGAACTTTGTGAAAATTTAATAAGTTCGCATATAGGGATTGAGATAGGGCCTGTAATTGGGAGGGCTGGTCGAGGTAAAACTACTGCGGCAATAAGGCTTTTAGTTCATAATTCAGATTATGTATATTGTAGATATGAGGGGGGATGGACTTTAAAAGAAATGTTACAGGATATTGCTTTTAAATTAACTGGGTCGAGGCCGGCGAGGGCGCAAGGTTGTAGGGAGGCGATTAAGGTTGCTCTTAATGAGAGGCGGCGATTAATCATGATGGATGAGGCTGATAGAATGAGTGTTAAAATGTTAAATATTTTGAGAGATATACATGATATTTGTCATGCTCCTATTGTGATTATTGGCGAGGAATTGCTCTGGGATAAGCTTAATCAGGAGAGAAGGTTGATTGATAGAACTGTTGATCCTGTTTATTTTGAACCTGTAAAATTGCCTGATATTTTTATAATTTATAATAAGTTGTTTGGGTGTAAATTAACTCCTGAGCTTGCGAAATTATTATTGGAGTATAGTGGAGGTGGGGAGTTTAGGCTTATTATGAAAGATGCCAGGGCTATTTATGAGGCTATGGCGGTTTCTGGGCTTTCGGTGATTGATGTTGAGGTGGTTAATAATGTTTTAAGGAAGAGGGCTCGGAAGTAATTAAGATTTAAAAAAAAATAAAAGGAAAAAAATGACTAAGTATGCAAAGGTTAGTATTCTAAAAGGCCAGCTTAATATCAGACTATCCCCAATGGGTGAAATTATAGGAACATTGAAAAATAAAGAAATTGTTGAAATATTAAGCAGTCGAGATCATGTTACTGGAAAATGGTTTAAGGTAAAAACTATAAAAGGCCTTACAGGATTTTGTCTGGGTGCCCTTTTAGAGGAAATGAGACTTAAAGAACAGGAGTAATAAATGCGGTGAATATCGCCGCATGTAACTATAAGGGGGAAATATTATGGATGAAAAAGAATTTAAAAGTTGTTTAGATATATTGTTTTGTCATACCCGTGACGTTGCGCATTATATCAATCCGGATGAACGGCAAGAGTTAGTAAAGGCAATGCATTGTGCAATAAATGCTGTTGTGCCGAAAGAAAAAGAGATTCTTTTAGGAGCGATTATTGGTAAAAGGGGGGCAGGATGATACAAACTAAGATTACAGATATTGACTTAATGTCTGGAGAGGTTGCATTTGATGTCTTTTTTAAAGGCAAGATTAAATTAGATACTTTTGAAAACATTGAAAAAGAAATTGTTTTTGGGTTTGGGCAAAAAAGTCTTGAAGGTCTAATTAAAAAATTGGAGGCATGGAATGAAGTCGTTGAAGTTAGGGAAGTTTGATAAAAATCAGATATTAAGATTTTATAAAAAAGGTCTGGCGGTACGAAAAATTGCTAAAATGACTGGCAGGTCTATTTTAGTGGTTGAAAATGTCATTAGCCAAAAAACAAAAAAGCGCTCTGGTACTATTAAAAGCAAAATTATTAAATTTATGTGTTTAAAAGATGTTTTTACTATTTCTGATATTGTTTTATTTACTGGGGCTAGTCAGCAGTTTGCTAATTTAATTGTTCGGGAAATGATTATTAAAGGGTATATTCAATTTATATCTAAAGAAAAATTTCACAAGGTTTATAGGGTTAAAGATAAAGATTTATTATATAAATTGTATCTTGAGTATGAAAATATAGTATAAAGAAAGGTGGAAGTATGACTATTGATATTAATTATGTAGTTGATTGCTCGGATTATTTAAAACGTGCGCTTATTGGGGAATTAAAAGATAAATTTAAAAAGGTGCATGATTATAATAATCCGGTGATTAAGGAAATTGATAATTTTTTTAATTCTGACGATGTGGAGGATAAATTGAAGGATGTTGTTATGTATATGAAATTCCTGATTCAGGAGTCGCGGGATAATGAAGTTGAATTGCCATATTAATTATTCGGAATTTCCATATAAGTAACACTCCGCAGTATCAATGTTGTGTGCTTATGTAAAAAGACGATATTAAATAGGAGGTATAAATGGATATAACAGGCTTTACAGTTAATGAATTAATAAATATGGATTTCCAGCCTTTAAATTGGGTTATTGAGGATATCTTGCCGGAAGGTTTGTTTATTTTAGGCGGGAAACCAAAACAAGGAAAATCCATATTAGCATTAAACATTGGTATTGCTGTCGCTAATGGAGACCCTGTATTTAACAGAAAAACGTGTGAGGGGGCTGTTATATATCTTGCGCTTGAAGATGTTGCAAGACGGCTTCAAGTAAGGCTTTTAAAAATGTTAAATGGAATGCCTGCTCCTGAAAATTTTAAGATTTTTACAAATTGGTCACGATTTGAGGATGGGGGGCTTGATTGTATTGAAGGCGAAATATTAAAGCATGAAAATATAAAGCTAATTATTATTGATACCTTTGCAAAATTTACAGGTAGAGCGGGAAATAATTATAATAATGATTATGAGATAATAAGCACGATTAAAGAGATAGCTGATAAATATGGGGTGACCATTCTTTTAATACATCATATGAGAAAGTCAGGTGCAGATTATATTATGGATACATTTTCGGGCAGTACTGGTATCACTGCGGCGGCTGATGGTGTAATTGCGTTTGTTAGGAATAATAACCTTGTTGATGCTGAATTACATATTTTAGGCCGTGATGTTGAGTTGGCTGAAATTGCCTTAAGATTTAATCCGAATATTGTTACCTGGGAGTGTGTTGGAGATATGATTGATGTAAAAAATACTCCGCAGTATCAATTGTTGTATGATTATGTAAAAGACAATACTAGTAAGGATAATCCATTTCCACCATCTGTAATTGCAGAAAAAACCGGTTTACAGAAATCTTATGTGAAAAAAAAATTAACAGTTATGAAAAAAAAGGGCGAGGTTAAAAAGCCAGGACATGGATTATATTATTTTGCAAAAGAGACTGAAGTGTCAGAAGTACCCGAAGTGCCCAATAACTTAATTACCTAAGTAATGTTTAACTAATAAGGAGTAAATAATGAAAAAAATACAAGCATCAGAAATAAAAATAGGTATGCAATCCCCAGATGGATGTGCTGAAAACTCTTATATTAAATGGGCTTTAGGAGCGATAATATGTAAATATAACGTTCAAATAGTTTTAAATCCTGACGATGAATGTCTTTTCCTTAAAAATGAAGAAGTCGAAGATTGTGATATTCTGGATTTTTTAGCTGAAATTGACTATGAAAGTGTTAAAGAAATATCAATCAATGATGGGGTTATGTGTATTAGCAAGAGGGGGGGGCAGGATGATACAAACTAAGATTACAGATATAAATTTAATGTCTGGGGTGGTTGCATTTTCCTGATAAAAGTTCATAACCAAAAGGAGAAAACATTGAAAATACAAGCATCAGAAATAAAAGTTGGCATGCAAAATCCTGCTGGTTTTATTGTTACAGAAATAACAAAAGAAACCAATGCCTCAATATGGATTAAATGGGGAAATAGCACGCCAAAGATGTATAGGAAATCAACAATGGTTGAAATTGTTGATGAAGAAACAAAAGATGAAAAACAAAATTATGGCTATTAACTCAATTTCCACAAAATGACTCTTTAGTGGTTTTTGGTGATATTAATGAAAAAAATTTTTCAAGAGTGATGGTTAAAGGGAGTAATAATAATAATTTTTAATGGGTATTATCTTTGGGTACTTTGGGTATTTTGGGTACTTTAACACTTTAATTTGAATGAAAGGATTTAAATGAGTTATATATCAAGAAATCAAATTGCTATGATACAAATAGCAAAAAATCAGCTTGGCCTATCAGATAAAGACTATAGAGCGCTACTTGTTAAAGTGGCGGGTGTTAACACTTCAAAAAAAATTCCTAAATATAAATTCACTAAGCTAAAAAAAGAACTGCAAGCGCTTGGGTGGGTTTATATTCCCAAAAAAAAGGGCAAGAGAACTGACACTGATAAAGAATGCCAATATAGGACGCCTTCGGATATTAAGTCGGTTTATATTGCTAAAGTCAGGGGTATTTTAAGGGAGCTTGATAAAACTATCATATATGGGGATGGGGTGATGAAGAATATGTTTGGTGTCGATAGGCTGGAGTTTGGGGATAATGATCAAATTTTTAAGGTCTATCAGGCTCTTTGTGTTTATAAAAATCGTCAAAAAAAAATAAAGGAAAATATTAAAATGGATGTTGAATTGAAATTTTATCAGGAAAAATTGGATAATGAGGAATGTGTGTGTTTTGATAAAAAAAAGAAAGGAAGGCCATTTTGTTATTCTTGTTATGCGAGATTGCCGGATAATTTACAACAGGCGCTTTTTTCTACTTTAACCAATGGGTTTCCACAGGCTTATAAGGATGCTGTTAAATTTCTTGGGTATTAAGGTATAGAAAGTCTGTGCATGATAAGGTGTTGAAATTATTAAGGAGGAAGATTATGCTTTTAAAATGTCCAGCTTGCGGGGGGATTTGTAGTTTAGATGCGTGGGTTAATCAGGCTCAGGTGTCTGAGGTTTTAAAAATTGTTGCTGGATTTCCAGCGGAGGTTGGGGGGGATGTGCTGCGATATGTTGCCTTGTTTAGGTCGGTAGGGAATGAACAGAATAGGGGGTTGAGCTGGAAAAAAGCATTAAAATTATTAACGGAATTAAAAGGGTATATCCAGTCGGGGTATGTTCAAAGAGGGAGTAAGGCGGCGAGGCCATGTCCTGTTGAAGTTTGGTGTGAGGCGTTAAAGGTTGTTATAAATAGTACCAGTATTAAACTTCCATTAAAGGGGCATGGTTATTTACTCGAAGTGGCGTATGTAAATGCTGATAATGCTGATAAAAAAAGAGAAGTAGAGTTAATTAAAGTTGAGCATACTTCGGGCAAGGGGTTGCATACGGAGGATATTAGAAAAAAATACACACCAAGTAAATTGGAATTTGCAATTATGAAAAAATTAATTTCTGGGGTTGGTGGAGGTGGGAAAAGTTCAAATCCTGAAGATGTTAGAAAAGGGGCGGTTATGTTTATTGACGGGCTGATTAAAGATGGATTTAAAGAGGCGGAGGTTATGGATAAATTGCCGGATAAATATAAAGAGGCGATTAAGGGTTTCAGTGTTGAGGAAATTAGAATTGAGATGGTAAAGAAAAGTGCTATTGAATTTATGGATAGTTTAAGAAAAGAAGGCTTTTCTGAGGGTGAAATTATAAAAAAATTACCCGATAAATATAAGAGGGCATTATCGTTAAAAGAGGATTAAGAGATGTATAAGAGATATAATCAAGAAATTAAAAATAAAGCAAAAGATTTATATTTTGCGGGGGCATCAACACGCGAGATAGCTAAGGAAATTGGAATTACACATCAAACTGTAAGTATTTGGATACGGAGATATGGGTGGAAAGAAGATTATAAGAAATTTACAAGAACTAAAACTGGAATAATGCGTCAATTGGAGGCTTTAAGTAAGGGAGAAATTACAGAAGGGAAGGCAAAAAGAATTGCAATGCTTTCAAGGGCTCTGTCGAGGCTCGAAAGCGTTGAAAAGAAAAATTTTAAAGAACATACTAAAAAACCAGAAATAAAAATTAAGTATCAAGGCGATTTAATTGAAAAATTTAAAGATTATGATAAAAAAAAATTAAGAGGGTATCAGAGGCAATTTATAGAAGATGACAGCAGGTTTCGCTGTATGTTGAAGGCTAGACAGATAGGAATGTCGTGGACAATTGCTTATGATATGTTGCGAAATGGCATATTAAGGGAGGTTGATCAAAATCTTGTTTCCACGAGTCTTTATCAGACTGAAAATACAATTAGGTATTGCAGACAGCATATGAAAGAACTAAAAATTGCTGAGTTGGGACACGGGTCTAAGCAGGAGATTATCTTACCCAATGGGAAATTTATAAGAACTTTGCCGGCAAATGCTTTTACAAGTCAGGGGTGGCCAGGCGATGTTTATTATGATGAATTTGCATGGTACAGGCATGCAAAAAAAGTTTGGGAAGCGATAACTCCTACAGTGACAGCGGTTAAGGGTCGGGTTACTATAAATAGTACTCCTTACGAAGCTGGGCCGCATAATTATTTTTGGGTGGTTGCTACAAATGATAATAATGAATTTCCAAATTTTTCAAGACATGAGGTTGATATTGAGGATGCTGTTAAAGGTGGACTTGATATTGATCTTGAGGAGTTGAAAAGTTTGTTTGATACAGATACTTGGGCGAGGTTGTATTTGTGTAAATATTTTACAGATGATGATTCGTTTTTTACCTTAGAGGAATTAAATAGATGCAGGGGGGATTGTTTAGGGCGATGGGCTAAAGTTGGGTCTGACAGGCGTGCTGGTTGGGATATGGCTAAAAATATTGATGCTTCTGAGGTGGTTGCGGTTGAAAAACTTGAAAGTCAGGTTTTTATTCGCGGGGTTGAAACTTGGAGGCGTGTAAAATATGTTGAGCAAAAAGAATTACTTGTTGCGGCTCTTAATAAATGGGGGATTAGGGAAATTAATATTGATTCCACTGGGGTCGGAGTTGCAGTTCGGGAGATAGTAGAACCTGTTATTCCTGCGAATATTTATCAGAATTGGTTTACTTTTACCCAGGATTTTAAGGCGAGGATAGCCCAGAATTTAAAAAAGCTTGTTGAGGAGGAGAGGCTGGTCATACCTTATGACGACAGGGTGCTGGTTAGTCAGTTTCTTAATATTAAAAGGCAGGCAACAAAAACTGGGGTGTCTTATGATATAACTAGAAATACAAGTGGTCATGGTGACCGGTTTTGGGCGCTCGCTCTTGCTTGTAATGGGATTGCATTCGGGGCGAGTGAAATTGATATTGAAATATGGTAAAAAAGGAGGGGTGTTATGTTATGCCCTTTATGCGGTGCAAAGTTGGCTGTATATGGAACAATTAGTGATACCCCAACTTGCATAAAAAGATATAGGAAATGTGTAAAATGCAAAAAAACAGTCACAACATACGAGGAGATTTATATAGAGACACGATATTTGGCGCGCATGCAAGGCAGGCGATTATCGAGCGATTATTAAAAAATAAAGAAAGTTTTAACGATCTATTATTAGAACTAAAAAATGCTTATACACGGGCTTGGGGCGAGCAGGTAAGAAAAGCTATTATTATTTGCCTTGAAAGATTGAAAGATATTATGGAAGATGATTTTAATGAAGATGTTAGAGAAAGTATTTTGAATATATTGCGGGATCGTATAGGCGATGAAGCGATGCAGGCTGTCTTACATAAGCCGGTTATGGATTTAACAGAACCTCTTTTTAAGCTTGGATTTGTGGAAGCAGGAAAGCAGGCGGGGGTTGATGTTGTTTTTGGGAGGGCTGATATGGATAGTCTCGCAGTTCTTGAAAAAGGGAATTTGTTTTGGGTGGGGCAGCATTGGAATTCATTTACTCACGAAAAGTTCCATGATGCATTAAATAGTTATTTTAATAAGGGGTTGACAAGAGAAGATTTGGCATGGCAGATGAAACTTGATTTTGCTGGCATTTCTGATAAGAGTATGCACTATTGGGATTTATTAGCAGATCACACGGCAACAAAAACAAGAGAAATTGGCAGAGTGGCAGGTTATGAGCGTGCTGGAATTAAATATGTTCGTGTAAGGGCGCATCTTGACGGTAGGACTACCGAGATTTGCAGAAAAATGCACGATAAGATAATTTCAATAGATCGGATTAAAACGCAGAAAGAGAATTATCTTAATGCTATAAAACAGATGGATGTAGAGACTGCCAAAACTATTTGGCCTATGATGAATGATAAACAGGCGGGAGGAATTGCGGATGAAAAATTTGAGGATAGAAAGCCGAACAATTTGCCTGATAATGTAGGGATGCCACCTTATCATTTCAGGTGTAGGACAATAACGGTAGTTGAGTTTGATTATGGGGTTAAGGTCAAGCCTAAATTTAATACAGTCAAAACACTAAAAGAATTACAGGAGCTAATTGAGCCGGATATTAAAAGAATTACAAAGTTAAAACAATTAAGGATATATGAATTGCCGAAGCTTAAGGCTTTGATGGGGACAATAAGCGGATCGGGCAGTATATTTGTTTCGCCAAAAAAATTTAAAGACTGTGATAATTTTGAACCGTTAAAAGATTTATTAAGTGCGTTTAATAAGCGTAAAAAATTAAGCTTTAACGAAGAGTATGCATTGGAATGCTTCTGGCATGAAATAATGCATAACAATCAAGAATTGTCTGAAGGCTTGAAACCTTTTAAAGACACTCATTATCGGGGACGTCTAATGGAGACTATTAATCAATGGGTTTCACGGCGGACGTATGTGAAAATGCTTGACGAAATTGGGCATTTTGAACTTTCACACACTGAAAGAATAAAAAAAGAAGGATATGGTTATCAATATAGTGTTGCCAATTTTGATTTAATTATCGACAAATTGGGGTTTAAAGATGATGATGGTTTGAATGATTTTATATTTAATATGCATGCCGAGACACCAAGATATAAGTATTTTGAAGGTTTAACCGAATATTTGGTGTCGAGAAGCGGATATAAAAAGAGTTTTATTAAAAAAGTATTAAAGTCTAGCAGTGAAAAAAAGACAATAGAATATTTTAATAAAGAAACTATAAAAATGAAAGAAACTATAAAAATAAAAGAAGTTGAAACAATTTTTGATTATAATCCGAGTTTTGCCGAACTTGAAGCAATGGGGGATTCTGATAACGAAAAGGAGTGGTTATTAGAATTGTTTAGAGAAGACGAGGACAGTAGGTTGATATCGCTCACAAACCTTTTCGGTTTAAGAGGTGATATTGATAAGGCGGAGCAATATATAGCACAAATGAGCGATCCGATGTTACGTTTCAATATGATGTATTTGCTGTGTGACGACCTGTCGTAGTCGTCAGGCACAGACAAAACTATGCTTTTAATTGTTTTTCTATATAGCGAGATATCTCTTCGCTTGTCTGGTGTTCGAGCCATGCAAAGTCATTTTGCTTCATCTCTGTAATTGCGTTTTTAATAAAAGGTTTGCCTTTGCGTTTTTTTTGGTGGACTTTTTTGGCAAAAATAACTTTACCTCCGATTGTAAATTTTAGGGTTGCTCGATTTGGGTTTTTATGCTTTCGGTATCCTCTTGGAGGGTTTTTGTTTATGTTTGGGGTAATTGTGATTGCTGGTCGGCCATCGTGAACGGCTCTTGCATATGGGAGGTTAGAACCTATTGTTGTCTTGCCTTGTCCTTCATAATGAAGGACAATGCTTTTTCTGAGGTCACCTTTTAGGAAAGGGATATTTCCCTGTCTTGTTGCGATTTCTCTTACTCGCTCGGCTATTAGATAAGAGATTTTATCGGCATTCATGTTTTTTTTCCTTAAAGCATTAAAGCTTTTATTAAGCTTTTATTGTTATTAAACTGGTTATCGTTTTGGTTGTTTATTATATCCTCGATGTCTAAAGGCTCAAAAGTAAGTGGCTTGGTTTCGCCTATTTCTTTAAGTAAAGGGCTTAATTGCTCGCTTAATCTCCGGCGTTTAGGTTTAAGGGTTATTGTTTCAAAAACTGCTAATTGACCGGCTACTTCACCACCACCTCCGAGTTGTCCAGCCTGCATAATTCCTAGCATTCGAGGCGGGACGCCATGTGCTGTTATAATTCTTTCCCTGCCTGCATCCATTAATTTTAAAAAATCAGCGTCTTTTAATTCGGTGGTTAATTTTTTAAATTCTATATCCGCGGTGTTGGCATCAATAAATAATTGCCTGTGTTGATTGGCCAATCCTCTAAATTCATTTTGAAAGTATTCCTTCATGCTATCTTTTGATGTTTTAGGTAGTTTGCCATTTTTGCTGATTATAGCATAATCAGGGATGGCGCTGTTTTGGAAAAAAGCGGCGTTAAATTCTGTAGCTCCTTTAACTAGTTCAATCATTCCATGTGATCCGATCCATGATGGTAGGGAATAATGCAATCCTCCTGGGCAGGGAGATTTTAAGTGGATAATATTGTCTTTTGGGAAATAAATAATTTGAAGGTTGCCGTCAACCTCATATATCCATTGAGCGAAACCATCATCCTTAGTTCTCCACATAGTTCTTGCGGGCAATCTTTTTAAGCCAATTATTGTTTTTCCAGCTTTAATCTTTTCAATAAAAGCATTGCCGTAAACCTCAAGGTCAATTCCAATATCTACACAAAAACTGGCGGGGCCTAGGGTGTCTGGCAGTAATTTTTCAAGCTTAGATGCTCCTGTTGGAATACCATTTCCAAAGGCGGATTCAGGTTTGATATGACAGCATCTTTGATGTTCGGAGCAAAATTGATAAAGAAGAAAGAGCCCGTTTGGGTCAAGTGGCCATGCTATAGCTTTCCCATCTATTGTACTTTCTATAGGTGGCATAGGGGCAATCTCTATTGATTTTAATACTGGGGTATTTTTTTCTGATTTTACTATAATTACTTCATTTTTCATAATATATTCCTTTTTTGTTTTTTCCTTTTTACATAAGAAAAAAAATCAAATCAAAAAAAAAAATTCCATATCTGGTATCGATACCAGATATGGAATTTTTTATATTGAAATTATCTTAATAGAGTGGTTGAATAGCCCTAAAAATGGAGGTTGATTATGTCAACAAAAAAATTAAAACAAATTCGTGTTGAATTTATTTCTTTGGTAAAACGAGGTGCGAACAAAAAAGATATTATGCTTAAAAGTTCGGATATTAAAGAATTTAATTTGGTTAAAACTGATGATGAAATGCAAAGGGTTTATGGTGTGGTTTATGCTCCTGATGAGCTGGATGCACACAACGAATTTACCGATAGGGATGAGATTTTAAAGGCAGCGGACAATTTTATGAAGGATGGGCGTACTAAGAATATTGACTTGTCGCATTCTTTTGTACCTGATGGGGCTTTCGTTGCTGAAAGTTGGATTGTTAGAAAAGATGATCCGATGTTTAAAAATGAAAAAGAAGGTAGTTGGGCAGTTGGGATTCAGGTGGAATCTGACAAGTTATGGGAGGATTTGAAAAAAGGAAAATATCAAGGAATTTCAATGGGCGGAACTGCTACAAAGGAAAGTACTGAGCCTAGTTGGCTTAATAAAATTATATCAAAGATAGGAGATAATAAAATGAGTAAAGAATTAGAACAAATAATCAAAGAGTTTAAAGATAATCTTACAGAGTTTAAAAGACAAACTACTGAAGAGTTCAAGGGGCTTAAAGATGAAGCCATTGAAGTGTTTAAGCAGATAAAAGATGGAGTTGATGATAAAAAAATGGGCGATATTATAAAAAAATTTGTTGGGGAAGAGATATCCAAGGCAAAGGCTGAAAATATGGAGGGGTTGATTAAAGTATTGGCCGAGGCGCTTGCGAATGGCAGGTCTGAGACTATAGATAAGAAAAAAAATATTTATGATGAAATGGTTTAAATGTAGTGGAATAAGGGCTTGATTATGGATGAAGATTATATATTGATTTTATTTTTAGCGATTGCGGTCATTGTTACGTGTTATTATCATATTATCAACATTGTGTGGGGGTTATAAATAGCGTGGCGTCTGTATATATTATTTGTTGGCAATTTGTGAGTATAACAATTTTATAACTTGATATAAAATCTTGTATTTTAGAATAGTTATCAAATTGGCGTAAAATTTTGATATAGTGCAAAATAAGAGCTTGATTATAGATGAAGATGAAGATCGTATATTGATTTTATTTTAGTTATTGTTACGTGTTATTATCATATTATCAACATTGTGTAGGGGTTATAAATAGCGTGGCGTCTGTATATATTATTTGTTGGCAATTTGTGAGTATAACAATTTTATAACTTGATATAAAATCTTGTATTTTAGAATAGTTATCAAATTGGCGTAAAATTTTGATATAAAAATTTTATAAGGAGATTTAAAAATGAGTGAAAAAGATATAGTGCAAAAAGAGCTTGAAAAGTTAGAAAAAACGCAGATAGGGGCTTTGAGTTTAGGAATTGATAATATACTTACTCCTGCGGCTTCAAGGCAATATTTTAATAATGTGGTTGATGTAAGTTCTTTTTTAGGGAGTGTTTCTAGCGTGCAGGTGGATGCTATAGAGCAAGATTTGGACTTATTTGCTTTGAATGATAGAAGTCTTGTAAGGATTCCTGAAGGAAGCGAGCCTACAGATGGACAAAAAGCTGGAGCAAGCAACTTAGGAAAAAGGTGGTATTTGAAACCAGTTCAATTGTTTGTTGATGTTAATTTTTCAACTATAATTAACAGAAAAAAACAAGGGGATATTGAATCTTATCTTGCAAGTCTTTTTTCAAAGGCGTTTCAAAATGATTTATTACTATTAGGACTTGAAGGGGATGAAAATGCTGCTGATGATTTTAAGAAGTTGAATGATGGGTGGATTCAGCTTGCGTCAGCATCTTTGAATGGGACAGATAGAAAGATTACAAATATTAAGGATAATAGGACAGTTATTTATCACGGGGCTACTGATACAAGAGCCTTTGAACCTGCTGAGGCTGTTAGTGGTGTAACTTCTGGATTTAATGCGGTGGTTTCTGTTGTGGGTAATGGGTATATAGAAGTGGTTGCGCTGACTGGCACGCCAGAAAATGGAGAACAAATTGAAGGGACTAATGGGGCTACACCTCCGAAGGCTATTATTACAATGACTGAACAGAAAGATATCCAAAGAAGAGTAACAATGAACCAGATGTTAAAGGTTATGCCTGATAAATATAAAAATACTGATAAGCTTGCTTTTATTATGTCTGTTTCTGATTCTGAGGCTTGGGGCGAGGAAATGGGACTTTTCCAAGGTTTGAATCCTTATCTTGTTTCTGGCGCTCCACCTAAACATAAGGGGTATAGAGTTATTGGTGTGCCCGGATGTCCTGTTGGAAAATTTCTATTAACAGATCCAAAAAATCTAGCCTTTGGGATGAGTAGGGTTATTAAAAGAGACAGGAATTTGCATTCACGGCGTAGATGCGTGGAGTACACTTGGGATTTGTATTCTGATTACCTGATTGTGAATGATGAGGCTGTTGTTTATTCAGAATAGACATTAATACTGTAAATTTATAAAAAATAGGGGATAAAAATATGCCTGAGTTTTCAAAAAAATCAAAGGAGAATCTTTTGTCTTGCAGGGCTGAGATTCAAGATGTGTTCACTGAGGTTATTAAGCATTTTGATTGTTCGGTGATAGAGGGGCATAGGGATAAAGAACGTCAAGATAAAATGGCGCGTGAAAAAAGAAGTAAGGTTATGTATCCACAGAGTAAGCATAATTCATTTCCGTCAAAGGCGTGCGATGCTGTGCCTTATCCCGTTGATTGGAATGATAAGAATAGATTTTATTATTTTGCTGGCTTTGTTATGGGGGTGGCAAAGG